GAATACAATTCTTATCAAGACTTCGGACACGTCCAACACGACACAGACATCGTAATGTATGACTCTGCTCAATATAACTACTGCTCTTTTGATGAACTCACTCATTTCAGCGCTCACCCATATCATTATATGGTTGGTTCTCGTGTTCGCCCTTCCTCCTCTTTTAATATTGCTATTGTACGGAATGGGAGCAATCCTGGAGGAATTGGTCAGACTTTCGTTTATAATCGTTTCGTTCGTCCGTCTGAAGATGGACACGTAGTAATAAGAGATGTTAATACAGGACTTCTTAGAATATTTATTCCAGCGAAAGCAGAGGATAATCCATATGGAATGGAATATGATCCTCTCTACGTTAAGAAGCTTGAAATACTAAAAGCGGTATCGGAGGCCGAATACAAGGCGAAGAGATATGGAGACTGGCATGCGTACAAAGGAAGCGTCTTCACATCATTTCGCCCAATGCGATTTCCAGGTGAACCAGATAACGCTTTGCATGTTATCGAACCTTTTACAATTCCGGAATGGTGGCCCCGTATATTGTCTATTGACTGGGGAAAGCGAGCGATGTGTTATGCAATGTGGGGAGCCGTTTCGCCAAATCATAGAGTTTATGTTTACAGAGAACATGCTTGGTATGGAAGAGATATACCATTCTGGGCTAGTGAGATCAGACAGACACATGCTCAGAATGATGAACAAATCGCATACACAGTTCTATGCGGGTCTGCTTGGCAATCAAGAGGTGGAGAATTAATAGCTGACGAGTTTCAAAAATACTCTGATCTCGTTCCTTCATCGAGCGAGAATACTCCGGGAACTAGAATAGCCGGATTGCAATTAGTTCATGACTTTCTACGTTGGGAGAAAAGAGAAACTTTAAAGTCTAAAGGTGAATTCTACGATTTGAAGCTCTCTCAGGAGATTTATAGAAAATACGGACCAGCAGCCGTTGAGGCATATAAGAAACAATTCTATGATGAGCCTGAAGAAGAGAACTTGCCAATATTACAAATCTTCAAAACCTGTAAAGTTTTAATAGATACAATACCGATGGCAATCTATGATGAGAAGAAAATCGAAGATATTGCTGAGTTTGAGGGAGATGATCCATTAGATTGTTTACGGTATTTCAGTAAAGCTGCTATGAAATTTATTATGGGAGAAATTGGAGAGTTGAGTTTTGCTGAGAAGAAACAAGCTGTAATCTCTGATTATAATGTAGATAATGATGTTACTAGAATGTATCGGAGGATGGAAGCGATTGAGATGCACGACGCTCACACTCTTCAAGATTGTATTCCTGTTAGCCGTCGGAGTCGATTCGCTAGAATGAGGCATTAAATGCTTAGATTCTTATCATTCCTCTTTGGCAAACCATTCGAGCCTTGCAAGAGCTGTGAGACTCTCAAAGAGCAAATCTCTTATTACAGAGATGAAAATAAGAGATTGACAGACACTCTTCTCTCAATAGTCAAACCAAAAGAAGTTGAAGCTGCTCCGGTCGAGATTAATCCAGTTGGGCAGAGTTCGGCATTATTTAGTAGGAGACGAGCGGCATTAGAGGCTAAGGATAGAGAGGAAGCCGCAATCATCGCTCGCAGACAGCATATTGCTTTGCCTGATAATCCTAGAATGACTGGTAAGATTACTAATATTACAACTGTAGACGAACTAGAGAAAGAACTTGGAATCGACGAGAAGGAGGCTAACTGATGGCAGGCAATGCAGCTCCGGCTACTGTTACGATTACTGCACCAATAGGACCAGGAGGTACTGTTACAGCATCGAAGTTCACAGATGTACAGGATATTGAAGTAGATTTCTTTCATAACTTGATTAAGATTATGAGGCAGGGCTCTGGCTCAACTCAAGTCTATGCTTATGATCCAATTAATACTGTTACTTGGACGATTAGTGCTGGTGTAACGGCTATTATAATCTCAACGTAAAGAGATGGCAAATCAACCTCTAATTATAGCTACAGTCAAGATTACTGCTACAGATATAAATGGTAATAGAACAACTAAACAATTCAATTCAGTTTATGGAGTGAACTTTGATTACAATAAGGGAATGGTAGCAATCATTGATGCTACAGGAGAATTCTATTTTTCTCTAAGCGTAGTAACTCAATTTACTAATATTATATCTGGTGTTCCAAATTTCCATACTATAACGATTCTTTAATATGTCTGCATGGGAATCGTCCTCACTAGCCGCTAGCGACGGTCTAACTAGGCATAGTAGCGGCTTATTGAAAAATACTAAGCTAAGACTATCTAAGCAGCATATCATGTCTAATAAGATGTTTGGTTCTAAAATGGGAAAACACGGTAAGGATTTTAAGATTGGAAAGATGTTCAAAAAGAAAGGTAAAGGAATTATGAAAGGTTCGACTACTGCTGAGCCACATAAAGGTATTGGACCATCTGTAGAAGAATTCGATGATATGATGGGAAATGCTTCTAAGAGTCTAAAGAAAAAAGGCTTTAGCAGGAAAATGTTTGGATAATGTCATTCCGCGGCGGAGTACGACGTATGGAATGTCTAGAGCTGAGTTAGCTATTTATGAAGCTATGAGGATTATAGAAGAGATGAGAGCTGATAAGAGGCTAACTGAAGCTCTTGATCTATTAGAGCAGGCTAGAGAGAAAGTTGCTGATTTTATAGATGGAGTAGATTAATTGCCTGCCGTTAGTGGCAAACAATATAGATTCATGGCAATGGTGTCGCACGGCGGGAAGCCGCAAGGTGGTATTGGACCGAGTAAAGAAGTAGCTGAGGAATTCGTGCATAAGACTCCGGCTAAGAAAAGATCTATCTGGTCTAAGAAAAAGAAAAGATAATGTTTCCTCCTAATCAGCCTCCTACACAGCAAATGCCGCCTCCAGCGGAGAAGAAGAAGAGAGAACCATCTAAAGAAGAGTTTGAAGAGATTTCTTCTCTATTGAAGACAGTAGCTGACCATTTTGATAAAGAAGACCGTCAAACTAGAGAAAGACAAATAAGATTTTGGCGGAGATTGAAATTATACTGGGCTAGTTTTTCCCAGATTTACTGGTCGGAGAAGGCTCACGATTATAGGACTTTTGATAGGGGAGATTATGATGATAGCGGCGACCAGCTATATTACGATAAGCCAGTCAATGTTTTTAAGGCATTTTTAGAGACTATTATTGCCGCACTCAGCATTCAAATTCCTGCGATAAGCTGCGTTCCAGATGATGCCGATAATCCACTAGATGTCTCAACGGCTAAAGCCGGAGACAAGATAGCTGAACTCATTTATAAACATAATGATGTAATGTTCTTGTGGCTTCATGCTCTACAAATATTCTGTACAGAAGGGCTAATCGCTTGTTATAATCATGTCGAATCTGATGAAGAATATGGAACATATGCAAAGCCTAAATATCAAGATGAAGAAGTTGATTCGTATGTTTGTCCCGCCTGCGGCGCCCGTGTGCCAGATGAGATGTTCGATCCTGGAGATGATGATAATGAACCTCTCTGCATGGAATGTGAAGCAAAATTAGACCCGCAACAACAGAAAGTTAAGATAAAGATTCCTAGATTAATTGGAACAACAGATGAGCCTAAATCTAGAGTTTGTTTAACTGTAGTCGGAGGCTTGTACGTTAAAATAGCGAATTATGCTAAATGCCAGGCTGATACGCCTTATTTGATTTACAGCTACGAAACTCATTATGCGAATGCTTTAGAGTGTTATCCTAATCTAAGAGAAGAAATACCACATGGAGGTTGGACTACTGTTGGAGTGAATGACCCGTATGAACAATATGGAAGACTCAACACTCAATACCGTGGTGAATTTCCGGAAGAGAATGTAACAGTCAAACATTCATGGCTGCGTCCCGCCTCGTTCAACGTATTAAATGATGAAGATTATAAGAAGTTAAAAAAGAAATTTCCTAAAGGTGCTAAGATTACATTAGTCAATGATATTCCAGCAGAGTATAAGAGTGAGTGTTTAGATGACCATTGGACTCTCACTCAAAATCCAATGTCGGATTTTCTTAATCATGATCCGCTTGGAGAACTTCTTACAAATATACAAGATATTGTAAATGATTTGATTTCATTGACGTTGCAGACAATTGAACATGGAATTGCACAGACATTTGCCGATCCTGGAGTTGTGAACTTTGCTGCTCAGAAGCAAATTGAAGCAATGCCGGGAACCATTACTCCAACAAAAGCAGTCGCCGGCTCAAGAAACATCAAAGACGGCTTTTATACATCTCAGCTCGCGTCGTTGTCTCCCGAAGTAATGAACTTTTATAAGATTATTCAGGAGCTGGGACAGTTTGTTTCTGGTGCTCTTCCATCAATATTTGGAGGAAATCAGGCAGCGGGAAGTTCGCGAACAGCATCAGAATACGCAATGTCTAAAGGAATGGCATTGCAGAGACTCCAGACTCCTTGGAGAATGATGAATATATGGTGGAAGAAGATTTTTGGTAAATCTATTCCAATGTATATGAAATCTATGGTTGATGATGAGAGAATCGTTGAGAAGACTGAACAGGGAGATTTTATTAATGTTTATATTAGAAAGGCTGAACTCGATGGAAAGATTGGTTCGATTGAATTAGAGAGTGATGACAAGCTCCCTGTGAGCGACGAGCAGCAAGCTGATATGATTATGCAATTATTTCAAATAAATAGTAGTTTAATTACTGGAGCTTTGATGGACCCAGAGAATTTGCCAAGTATTGCTAAAGTAATTAAGATTCCTACATTTAGAATCCCTGGTGAAGATGATAGAGAGAAACAGAATGAAGAGATTGTTGAATTGGTTAATGGCTCTCCGATTCCTCCAGATCCTCAAGCAATTCAAGCTTTCCAATCTCAGCAGGCACAGTCGCAACAGACTAGCCAACCTTTACAAGCGGCACCTCCTCAAGAACAACCATCAGTGCAAATAGATCCTGATGTAGACAATCATCAAGTTGAAGCTAGTGTTTGCAAATCTTGGCTAATCTCTCCGGCCGGAAGGCTAGCGAAGAGAGAGAATCCTAATGGATATAAGAATGTTCTATTACATATGAAAGCTCATATGGCAGTTGTTCAACAAGCACAACAAGCGCAACAATTGCATGATGACCAGCTTAAATTAGCTGGTGTTAAAGATAAACAGAAGTCTGATGATGGAATCTCTCCGCATGTTCAGAATAAGAAACCTCCAGAGAAATCTGGAAAAATAACAGGAGCCGCTAATGCCAGCACCCCCGTTCAATAGTCTTTTAGATAGTGGTAAGACTACAGAATCAGCGAGGCAGCCTGCTAAGTCGCAAACGGCTGATGATATCAATGACTTATTCAAAGAACTAGATAAAGATGATGTCATTCCAGAAAAGAAAGAAACTCGTAAAGAAACTAAAGAAGATAGAGAAGATAGCAAACCTATTATTGATGAAGGTGATGATGAGCTGGAACTTGTCGAGCCAGATGAAGATGTAGAAAAATTAGATTTAAGTGAGAAGTCTGATGATGAATTAGAAATAACAGCTCCTCCTAGAAAGAAGGAGATTTTAAAGGAATATCCTGAATTATTCAAGAAGTTCCCATTTCTAGAGAAGATGCTTTATAGAGATAGGCAATACAATGAATTATTTGGCTCATTCGATGATGCGAAAGAAGTTGCTGAGAAATCGGAAATCTTCAACCAATTTGAATCTCAGCTTCTTTCTGGAAATACAGAACAAATTCTGCGCGAAGTTAAAGAGACTGATGAGAAAGCATTCAAAACTATTGTAGACGACTATCTTCCAACACTATATAAAGTTGATAAAGAATCTTATCTACACGTCACCGGCAATCTTAATCGAAGACTCATTATGGAAATGATTCAGGAATCTAATGGTTTAGCTAAAGACGATCCTGATGCTGCTGAGAACCTAAAGCAAGCAGCTCTAATTGTTAATAGATTCGTATTCGGGACTGCTCAATTCACTGCTCCTTCGAGGCTAGTCGAGAAGAAGGATGATGCCGCTAAGGACGAAGTTGAACAAGAGAGACTCCAGTACGTAAAAGAACGATTCGAGATAGCAAGAGACGATTTACAGAGTCAAGTTGATAATACATTGCGTGCAACGATAAGTGATTATATTGATCCTCGTGGAAATATGTCAGCATATGTGAAGAAGAATGCTGTTAGTGATGCGATGAAGATTTTGAGTGAGTCAATAGCTAAAGATGGGAGTGTTGTTAAGAATCTTGATAATCTTTGGAGAGCCGCATTCGACCAGAAATTCTCTAAGAATACGTTGGATAGAATCAAATCATTCTATCTTTCAAAGGCCAAAGCTAATCTCAAAACGGCAATTCTCAAAGCTAGAGCGGAAGCTCTAAAAGATGCGAAACCTTCTCATAATCGAGAAGAAACAGATGTTGAGGAAGAAGAATCACCTCGTCAACAAAGACGAATACCTACTGGAAGACCTGCCCAAACTAAGGGCAATAAAGATGGTCCAAAAAAAGGAGAAACTGTAACTGAATTCTTTATGAGAGACTGAGGATTTAAACGATGCCAGGACCAGTTGTAGAATCAGTAGTTGCTGGGACTGAACTTGAAAGAGTTCTTCCCAAAGTAACTACTGTATTTGAGTCTGACGACACATTTCTAGGTAATATTAAGAAGAGAGATGTTGAGATTGTAAGTTATAGGGAAATGCGTGCTCCGATGGAATTGAGGCCAGGAGGGCGCTTTCAATACTTTAATCCCGATGGTGGAGATTTGGGTCGAGGCGGTGGTCCAACTTGGGACAAAGCCGTTGTACGTCCAGTCTTTCTATCAGAAAATATAGAGTATACTAAATTGACACAATGGAGTACTGACGATAGACGTAAATCTGTAATAAATGCTGTAAGAAGATTGACAGCCGGTGCGACAGTAGAAATTAAAAGACAACTAGATGCTCAGTTGCAAGGTAGTGGAACTGGGCAGGTAGGAACTATTGTTTCTGTTACGACAGTATCAGGAACAGATACATATGTAATGGATTCTGCCTTTGGTGCTAGACTAGTACGATACGATCAAGTAGTCCAGATTTATGATACGACATTAAGCATCTTTCGAGGAAAAGGTGTAGTCACACTATGGGATGTTGAGAATAAACTCGTAAGCGTTACTCCATCTATTCCAGGTGCTACTGCAACAGACGTATTAGTTGTTGATGGTATTACAAATCCAACAGCACTTCCCGGCTTGTTTGGAGTATTGTATCACCATTCTAATGCTAGTACTGGTACTTGGCTAGGATATGATAGAGCAACTACACCAGAAATTAGGTCTAATGGAGTCAATGGCGGCAACTCCGCTCTGACACTTCCATTGCCTCGACTAGCGATTAATAAGATTGGTAATAGGGTAGGAATTGACAATAACTTCGATCCTGTTGCTCGGACACATCCTTGTCAAGCACAGGCTTACGAAGAAATTGGTCAGCTAATCTCTATTATCCATAAGCAACCTAAAGATGAGTCACTTAATCTATACTTTGGTGATAATATGCAGCTTGCCGGAGCGCCCATCAAGCAGCACTTTAATTGGAATAAGACTAGAATTGATTTTATTGTTTCTAGCATCTGGGGCAGAGCAGAGATATTGCCAATTGGCTTCTATACAAGTGATGGTAGAAGGATATTTGAGTTGAGGGGCGCATCTGGCGGCGTAGCCGCTGCTGATATATTCTATATGGTTGTTGGATTCCAGACATTCCTGTTGAATCCAGCCGCAACCGCATATATTTCTAACCTCGCCATTCCATCTGGGTACTGATATGAGTGATTTACAATTTCAACAGTTGAGCACAGTACAGGACATTGCACAGCCTGTTCCGCCAACTATTGCATCTGCTACTACGATTAGTCCAACTACTAGATTGACATTCATTACTGGTACTGTTGCGATACAGACGATTAATCCTTTTACAACTGGATACCATGAGATTGTTTTGATTTTCACTAGTGGTGCTCCAGCCGCATTCAGTGTTGCTGGTAATATTAAGACTGCTGCATTGCCAGTACAGAATATTCCAGTAGTCTTGTATTGGGATCCGACTACTCAATTATGGTGGCCGGCTGTTTAATGGTTAGTGCTCCGCAAGATAATTCTGTCTTGCGGAGCAAGTTCTCTGTCTCGCTTGCGAGATTGGCCTAAATCTAGGCTGGAGAAAATAAGATGCCGACAGTCAATCAAGAAGTTAGTGTTTCAGCATGGACCCCAATTAACATCTTTGCGATGATAAAGGCGTTAGTTAATAATGGGTGTCCAATTGTTACAATAAATGGTATTCAATTTCCAATAACTAATGGTGTTAATGGAACATTTGTAGGCCAAGCCGGTAAGGGTTCATTACTAATAGACTATGCAAATGGTCTATTGTATATGAATACTGGTACGATATTTAGTCCAACTTGGACACTAGTTCTAGAATCTGGTGGTCCCGGTGGAGCTACAACTCAAACTCTGCCATATCTTCCTACTCCACTAACAACAAATGGAGCTATTAATCCGGCTGTTACAGCTACTTATGTGATTACTAAAGTTGGAGCCTTGATGGATACGCTAGCGGCTCCTGTTCCTGGAAGTCTAGCATCTGGGGGACAGGATGGAACAAATATTATTATTTCTTCTGCGACTGCATATGAGCATATTATCTCTGCTGTTGGATTGCTTATGACTGGTACTATTGCTATGAATTATATTACATTCCCTCCATATGCTGGCGGTGAGGTAGATTTGATGGCATTCAATGGTAAATGGATAGTTCTCAACGCTCAAGCAGTGAGCTTCCAGTAATGTCAATGAATCTTTCGTCTCCAGCTATTCCATCTATAGGTGCTGCTACTATTGTTGCTACTATGGCTATAGTTACTATTAAATGTCCTTGTAAAGAGATAATCATGGGTCAAATGGGAGCTTGTTTAACCTGTATTAATTGTAAAAGAGTATGGTATGTAGAAGCTAAATCTCAAATTAAAATCAGTGAAGCTATGATTGATTTGACTGCTGCTAACTCATAAAGAAGGCGTGTTGACGGAGCTTTTCTTTCTTCTTGTATTAACAGGAAGATGATTGGTCAATTCTGACCTGTTGGAAAAGCGGAGAAGAATATGAGTCTTGGTTCAATTGCTGGTTCGACATCACAAGCATTGTCGGTATTGCCAGTCACAGGACGTGATTTGGCAATGGCAGATTCTGCTAATTACTACGTTGCTACTACGCCTACTCCTGGAACTGGTATTATTTCAGGAACAGCACTATCAAACGTAGCAACTACTCCTCTACTGGTTCTATTTAATGGTGGTTTGCTAAATATCTATCCAATCTATTTGAGGCTCTCTACAACAGTAGCTAGTACTGGTGATGTTACTAATATGAATTTCTCACATAGTCTTGATCAGGGTAATAGAATGGGTGGTGCTACAAACGGCACGCAGCTAACAATTAACAATACGAATATTCTGAGCAATAGCAAGTCTTCTGCACAGATTACATATGGAGCAATTACAGGAGCCGGTGCGGCCACTGCAAACGCAAGGAATATTGGTAATGATTGGCCGCGAGTAGCTTTGATTAATATTGTTGGTGATGTATACGAATGGCAATATGGTGCTCCTATGGGTGTAGGAGTAGGAAGTACTCCTGCCACAGTGATGAATGTTTGCCGTTCGATGCCTGCTATTTGCTTGCCACCACAGAGTTCATATGTTATCGCTGTGTGGTGCGCAACTACATTTACTACTGGTTTTACTGCTGAAGTTCAATTCGCTTTCTGCGAAAAGTAAAAGGATAAAAGACAATGCCTATTGGAACAAATGCTCTCAGCATCCTGAATGTAACTAATAGAGATCTAGCTATTGCTGATTCTGCTAATTATTATGTAGCAGTCACTCCTACGCCTGGTACTGGTGTTATTACAAATGCTGGTACTACCGCTGCGGCTACTACTCCATCACTAGTTGTATTCAATGGTGGATTGCTAAACGTATATCTATTGTACTTGAAACTGTCTGAAACAGTTGTTGGTGGTGGAGCTGCTGTTCATAACTTTACACATTTTGTTGATCAGGGAAATCGCTTTACAAGCGGTGGTACTGCATTGACAATCAATAACACAAATATTCTTGCTAATGCTAAATCTAGTTCTCAGATTTCATTTGGGGCTATTACGGCCACTGCGGCAACTTCCAATCAGAGAACAATTGCTAATGATTGGTTCCGTGCTGGTGCTGATGTTGTTGGTGATGTATATGAGTTCCATTATGGTGCTCCATTGGGAGCAAGTGTTGGTTCTCAAGTTGCTACTGTTGCTAATTTCTGTAGAGCCGTTCCTGCTGTTGTATTGCAGCCGCAAAGCTCCTACGTATTGAATATTTGGGCTGCTACATTTACTCAGGGTATTACATTTGAAGTTCAGCTTGCATTCGCTGAAAAGTAAGGATTAGTGAGTTGAGCCGTTCTCATCAATGTCGCAAGGGACTCCATTAGCAATTCCGCTAATGCCTGCTTCCGGTGAGAGCGGCTCATTTTAATCGGAGTTGAGATGGCAGAGAATCCATTCAAACACAGACAGGCAGAGAGGAATAGAATATTAGAAAAGAAAGATGAAGTTCTTAAAAAGAAAGAAATAGATGAATTAGATAAGATGTATGCCGTTGAGGATATGAAAGATAGATTTGATTACGCTCAGAAAATCTTAGCCCAGTTTGGCGGATTAGAGTCAAATATTCCTATTCATCATCCGTATTGGAAATTGAGGCCCTAATGGAACTCCGAGAAGACATTGCGTATATTAATAAAAAGTTGATAGATGAATTTGGTTATGAATCTGATGGCCGAGCAAGATTTAGAATCGTCTTTTCAGAAGATGAATATGAACGAAGACTTACTGATTTCACAGATGAGGGATTCCAACTAGCAGTTCCAGAAGTTAGACTATTTCCGAAATATAAGCAATGGATTCATCAGAAATATATACTCGAACGGCTAGTTCCTATTCCTGAGAATGCTGAGCTGACTGAAAAAGTAGGATATGAGCCGGCTTGGGTATTTCAAGATAAGCATGGTAATTATCTTCCTCCATTCTTTGATGGTTGTAGGCTAGTTATTGAGTCAATGTTTGAGGCTATGGGACGAAAGGATATGTTTGCTAGATATAAGGACAAAAATATCTCAAAAGAAGAGCACCTCGCACATATTAAGAAGGTTGAAGAGGAACTTTTTGGAAATGAGTCAGCAGTAACAGATGCTCTAGCATATGGAACTGGTGTTGTAGTTCCAGGACAGGATAAGGTGATACACTAATGCCTGAAGAAGTCGGAAAACCAATCGTTGTTGGCACTCAGATGCCTTCTCAATTAGAGTTTCTTAGTGCTGCTACACAGCCTATTAGCCGGAGACGACTGATTAGATCAGCTAAGAATCCACTTGATAAGTGTACAGTAGTCTCGATTTTTCCAAAAGATGTTGAAGCTGAAAAAGTTACTATGGAACCAGGCCGGTTTTATATTAAGGCAGGAACACTAGAAAAACCATCGATTTTAGTAGTAGGAACTTCTTCATGGTGGAAGGATATTGATTACGAGCAGCCTTTGCAGGAGATTATCGTCGGTAGTATTCAGGTAGCTAATTCAATCATAAATGATTATTGTAATGCAGTTTTCGGCTCTAATATGTCAGATGCGATGCCAGGATTATTCTTCACTGAAGGAGCTAAGACTGTTGATGAAATAAAGACAAATTACAAAGATAAACTTAAAGAAGTTAATCAGAAGCAGATGAGATGGTATGAAATCTTGGTTAGAGCCGCAGATAGTTTGTGGGCTAGAACGAATAATAATCCTATTGTAATCATGGATGAGATGCGCCTCGCTGCGCGTTCGTTGAATCTAAATGATAAAGCATGGTTAAAGGACTATCAGATTGCTGAATTAATTCGCTGTCAATTCTGCGGTGGAATGAGAAATCCTCAATTTCCTATTTGTCCAGTTTGTAAGGCTATCGATCCGAAGCATCCACTTGCAGCTTCTATTAAATTTGCTGTGTGAGAAATGCCAACTCCTAGTTCGATAATCACTACAGTAGCAGTATTAATGAATGATTTTGCCCAAACTCAATATACGAATGCTGTCTGTTTGCCGATGTTGAATTTGGCGTTGAATGAACTTCAAGAAACGTTTGAGTTGAATAGCATTCCAATCACGAATGAGACATCTGCAATATTGACGATTCCAGCACAAGTTCCCGGTCAAATCAATGTCCAAGTAGGATTGAATACTTCTCCAGCTCTACCGTTAGATTTAGTTGAGATTCAGCAATTATGGGAGTCTCAAACAGGATTAAATCAGTGGACTCGTGTAGATAAAAGAGAGTCTCTTCCACACTATTTAGAAGATGGATTTGCTATTTCTCAATTTCTTATTTGGGCATGGTGGCAGGGAGCTATTAATCTTATAGCAGCGAATCAGATTAATGATCTAAAGCTAGACTATACTGCAAATATGTTTGCTACTCCAATTTTAATTGGAAATATTGGAGTTAATCTTCCATTCACTAATATCGGAACATATCTCGACTACAAAACTGCCGCATTGTGCGCGATGTTTATAGCAGAAAATCCAGAACGGGCAGGTGCATTAGATAGTCTTGCCGGAACTGCATTAAGCCGGGCACTAGGAATTCCAATTAAAGGAATGCAATCTATTACGACTCGAAGAAGGCCATTCAGATATAGCTTCAAACGTCGAGGGACGGTGATGTGAGTGTTCGAGATCATACTGGAATAGTTCTTTCAGTCTTCAATGGTCTTTGGAATAGAGGAGATGTAGATACTACTCCTATAGATCATTTCTCTGACTGTAACAATATAGATTTCATTGGAAATAGTTTTGCAACTAGACCAGGAATTGACATTCTCCAATCAGTCAATGTTCCAATAGACAATATCGTAAGAATCTACAACTATGCTACGCAAACAGCTAATACATTAATTGTTCTAGCTATAGATGGCTCCGGCAATGGGAACATCTTCCACATTGTTAGTCCAACACTAGTTTATGGTCCGATTTTAACTATTGCTGGAATGACTGATTTTGCTTTTGTTCCATATGCCGGACGGGGCTATATCAGTCCGTTTGCGGCTTCTCAACCAGTTCTTAATTCTCCAAATCCTTTATTAGCAACATTAGCTTCTGGCTCTGGAATGGGAGTTGGAGTTTATGAATATGCAGTTACATTTGCTAATGCCTCTGGAGAAACTGCTCCTTCTGCATTAACTTCGATTACAACTATTACTGCATTAGCGGCTCCTATTATTAATCCAGTAATAACAGATTTAGGTACAATAGGTGGTGGTAATGCTCTAACTCCGGGAGCCACCTATCAATGGTTATTCACTTATACTAGGAGTGGATTAGAAACTTCTATAGGTGTTGCAAGTGCTGGATTTGTAGCTCCTGCTATTAATCATATTATTGGATTACAGGCGTCTGCTGCTCCGCCATCAATAAATACTCCAATAAATATTTATAGGACTTTAGCTAATGGCGCTACTTATTATCTTGAATATCAATATTTGGGCGGAAATAATATTTCGTATCCAGGTTTTGCTAACGGATATACTGTTGTTGGTATAATTAGTGATGCTCAACTATTAGCGGCTAATATAACTGCTCCATCTTCAAATTCAACCCAACAACAAAAAGTTGTTTTAAATTCAATTCCACTTGATCCTACAGGACTAGCAACATCCAGAAAGATTTATCGCACTAAGGCTAATCTCTTAGCTCTTCTACTAGATCATACACTAGCAGATAATACAACGACTACATATACAGATGCTAATGCTGATGCTACACTGACGACTGCTGCTCCGACAGTTAATACTTTATATACTGGAACTACTCTAATTGAAAAGGGTATGAGCGGACAGCCACTTTATGTTTATACTGGTGATGGAATAAATGCTAGACCTGCTGCTGGTGCTGGATTATCTGGTACAATGACAGTAGCGAATGGAATAGGCGGATTTACAGACCCCGGGCAGAGGATTTTTGGAATTGTATCGCAGACAATTTCTGGTTATAATTCTCCACCGACAGTTCTTACCCCATTCATCACAAATGGAACTTCTGTATCGTTTGGCTCTATTCCAACAAGTGGTAGTGCGGTAGTAGTTAAAAGACTTTTGGTTTCTACGATAGCAATTCCAGCTGCTCAGTACGCAGTAGACTCTAATTTGAGTGATTATCAATTCTTCTTCGTTCCAAATGCAGTCATTAACAATAACGTAGACACATTTCTCAATAATATCTCATTTTATGATGCGGATTTGTTAGCAGATGCTTCAGCTCTTTTACAGAATTATACAACAATCCCTTCTGGCTCAGTCTTGACTCTATATCATAACCGTTTAGTTCTAGCTTGCACGTATACTGATATTTCTCTCGCTCTGGTGAGTCGGATAGGAGAGCCAGAAGCAATAAATCAAATTACCGGATTAATTATAGCTCCACTTGACGGCAATCCTCTCTCTAATGCACAAGAGTATCGAGATGTTCTCTATCTCTTCAAGCCATCTAAAACTCTGAGTTATACAGATAATGGTCAGGAACCAGCATTCTGGCCGCTAATCATGATTGATACTGCATTAGGAACTCAAGTTCATGGTATTGCGACAGTTCTTGATAGCGGCAGTTCATCAGTTGACTTTTTGATAGTTTGCACATATCAAGGAATTAGCTTGTTTAATGGAAAATATGTAGTTCCTGAATTGAGTTGGAAGATTTCAGCTTTTTGGAAAGCTCTAGATAGAACTAAATTCAACATAATTCAGGCCGTTAACGCCTCGATTCAGAAAGAGATTTACATAATTCTTCCTACTAGACAAATGTTGATGGGAAACTACTCGAACGGCATGGATTGGAAGAATATTCGATGGTCACCCTGGTCATTTCCAGTAAATATGAATACAGTAGCAATTTATAACATTGATCAAATCATTTTCGGAGCTAACTTGTAATGGGAACTTTCATTATTAGAGCTACTACAGTTGTTAGCGGCGGAACTCCTTTGACTGATGCTAATATTTCATTCGTTCCGCCGCAAGCAGGTTGGATAATTGATTACACTCTCAGCACTTCTCTTCTTGCTGTGATTAATCAGACTGGTCCGCTTTATCCCCTTGGAACTCTAGAAGCTCTTGACAAAAGCAATCTAGTCGAATTAGATTTTATACAATCTCTGAGATTAGGATGTGGTGGGACTTCTATTTATCTAGACGGTTCTACTGATCCAATAGCTCTTGCTGACTTACCAAAAGGATTCTCTCCAACTTCAGCGGAAGTTATGGTGAATATGGGAACAATTAGGCAGTCTGGTGGAACTGCCCATTATCATCTTCAGCAGAAATCTGGAGTTATTGGAACGACTGACTCTAATAGTTTTGCATATCCTCCGCCAACAGCATCTATGGCATCTATTGTCGGAGGAGGGTTTGGTATTGATGTTAATTTACTAGTTACTGGAGGCTCTAATTCATGTTCTATTGCTTTTAATGATCTTAGAATTGAAGGAATTTATGTAGTATTATCATACGGAGCTACTGTCACTCCATCTAATCCTGCATTTACAACTGTTGGAGATATTATAACAATTGCGTCTGTTGGACCTGCTAGCGGCATGGACCTCTCTCATGTTTCTGTTAATATCACATATTTGGATAGTTCTAATGTTTTACAGACAATAAATGCCGCTCCCAGTATCCAGAATCCACAACAGTTTGTCTTTACAATGCCTAATTTCACTACAGCAGTTCAAGTGACTGTCAATGCTGTAGGAGACGGTACTCAGTTCTCAGGGAGTGTAGCTCTAGGAATATTATTAACAAATAACTTTACTGATGGAACAGGAATCTACGTTCTTGAACCCGGAAAGACTAATGATACTCTCTATGCTCAAGGCAGTAATCCTATTCAAACTGTTGCAGTAGCAATTCCAAATCCATTCATCAAAACTGGATTCATCCCGTGAGTAAGAAAGCAGTCTCTCAAGGCGAAGAAGTTATTAATCATTATGGAGCAGTTCGTCTACGTGTTACAGGTAGTGCAAATCTTCAAATGACACTTTTTAGTCTAGATGAAGTTCAATCATATGTGATGGTCCCAGTCACGTTGGAGTCCGCGAACAACGTGGAACCGAATAGATTATGCAATTTTATTCAGCAGAGAGCTAAACTACTAATTCAGACAACTAATATGAATGAAACCTTTCAAATTTCTAAAATTATCGTCTTTGTTAGACCAGTAGCAAAGTCATGGCCGGAAACGTCTTAATCATTCAATAAAATGGCTAGCTCCGATCCGGCTCGTTTATATCAATTATTACTGAATACAGGTCTGCAAACTAAAGATAATCCTTTGCATCAAGTAATTCACTCGCTAATTGATCACGCTGTTTCTACAAATAAAGCAGTCTCTATAATCATTTCTAGTAATTCTAGTTCTAGCTTCAATCAAGGATTACAAGGTATTCAAGGAATACAAGGAATTCCCGGAGTAGATGGAGATGGTTTTTTTGATGAGCCTTTAATCGATCAATTTATTCCAACTAATCCATTAGTTATCGGTTCTCTTCAAGCAGCCGGAATTGGTTCTGCTGCTATAATTAATATTGGTCCATTCACTCTAAATGATGCGGTGAATCCAGTTTCTGGATTAGCCGTAACAGTTACACTTCCTACTATAACTACAGGAGTTAGAAGTGCTGTAAACTTCAATATGACTTCTGCTGGTTCTAGTGCTCATGATCAACAAGGTTGTGTATTCACACTAAACTCTGGATATACTGGAGCTAGTAAATGTTTTGCGCTAAAAGCGGAAACCAATGTGGCATCTACTGGATTTGTAGTTGGAGTACAAGGTCATGTTTTTGGTGCTTCTGCTGTTAATATTGGAGTAAATGCTGTTGTTGCTAGCGGAACTCAAAATATTGCCTTGTTTGCTGGTTTGGGTGGAATTGATGGGTCTAGTTTTTCTTCTGCAATTACCGCAGCCATCGTTGCAGCTAATGGAGTTACTACTTCTGATTTATTTCAAGCATATAGTAATATTACTAAGGTGGCATCTTTAACTGATGCCGGCTTATTTAATTCTAAATCTTTAAGTTCATCATCTACGATCGTTGCTACTGGAAACATTAGTACTACAGGTGGCTATTTATTATCTGGTGCTATTGGTTCTAATTCTCCCAATCCTGGCGACTTGATAGTGAATCGTGGAACTACTGGAGCCATCTTTTTTGGTAATTCTGGGTCGATTTATCTTTTCTATGATGGAACAAAATTCAATCTCCAATCATCATTATCAGTAATTGGTAGTATCACTGCTTCTACATTTGTTCAAGCCGCAGCTGCCTCTGGCTTTTCTTGGGCAGCATCTTCAGCTCTCTTAAGTCCTTCTAATGGAACAATTAATATCGTTAATAATGCTAACTCTAGTGGAATTGGTATTGATATCACTACAGATAGTCTTCTTAAAGTTCGTAATCGTGCTCAAAATGCTGATGGTAATATATCCTTTGCAACATTTACACATTCTGGAGCAGAAATTGATAAGACATATCAAATTTATGCCCCAGCAACTCTAGCAACAGTTACTATGAGTGCTGGTCAATCAAGAGCAATCATAAATCCAGCTGGAACCATTGCAGTTTTAACAGTGACTTTGCCTCCATCTCCTGTAGATGGTCAAGTAGCTGGTATTTCCTTCACTCAAGTTGTTTCAGCATTAACAGTAAATGCTCCAGGTGGTGCTACAGTTATTGCTGCACCAACGTCTGCCGCAGTTGATACTACTTTTAGATTCCTTTATAATGCATCCTCAACAACTTGGTTTCCGGCATCATGACAAATAGAGCCTTTCGATTCGGTCCAATCGCATTAACGAATACTCTTACGACTAATCTACTAAATCCAGCTACGTTGACTGGAGGAGTCAATTGCAATCCTACTGCTACATATATTATTCTGAGAAGAATGAATATAATTAATAAAACGTCTGTAGCAGTTACATTTAGCTTTTGGCTTGGAGCTACTGGAGGAAATGTTGCTGGAACAGAGGTAATAGGCTCTGGGCAGTCAATTCCAGCTAATAGTTTTTTTCCATGGAGCGGATATTTAAGATTAGATTCGACTGATTTCTTAGTTGGAGGAGCTTCTGCGAATACGTCTCTTACAATTGAAGCGGAAGGCGAGATAGGGGTGGCTGGATAATGGCTGATCAATACTTTTCTGGTCCAAATTCTGGTGGTATTGGTGGTTCTGGACCTATTTCATCATTTGGTAGTCCAGGTTCATTTGCTGGAGCCGCTAATCAACAAGCGAGTGATTATGATAAAATAATGGCAAATTATGGAAATTTAGTAGGCTCTGCTACTAACAATCCTATTACTGCCCAGACTATCTCTCCAACTAGTGTAACTCCTCAGACTGCTCCTTTCGCGCAGAGTTCTGATGTTACCGGAAGTCTTGCTAATCTTTCTAACTTGAGTCAAACTGGTGGTTATACTGCTCAAGGAAAAGCAGATATTTTAGCTAGAGACGTGTCTCCAACTAGAGGCATTTATGCTAATGCTCAACAGAATATGGATAGACAAAGAGCACTTAGTGGAGGATACTCTCCAAGTTTTAATGCGGCATCTCTAGCTAATACACAACAAGAAGCTAACACTATTGGCGGGATAGATACAGCCGCAAACGCCGGAATTGCACAGAACGTTGCGGCTAATCAAATACAAGCTGGAGGAATGTATTCTGGAGCTAGCGAAAATGCTCAAGCCCAGAAAACTCAAGCAGATCAGAATAATGCTAATATAGTCAATTCTATTAATGAGAGCAATGCTAATAGGAATATGAATGCACAAGGAACTAATGCTTCAAATGCTCTAATGGCTGGATTTAATAATCGTGGTAATATTCTTTCTGGTATTGGTGGACAGGCTAATCTGTATGGGACGACTCCGGCTTTAACTAATACATTTGGAAATCAAGTCATGGCTGCTGGAGGATTAGGACAAGGACAGCAGCAATTGAATCAGCAGAAACAAAGAGATGTTCTGAGTGCAGCAGGAGGGAGTTGGTAAATGAGTTTTATGAATTCTCTCGCTGCTAATTCAGGCGGTAGTATTTCTGGACAGCCTGGTCCTCCACAAGATCCAATGAATTTAGTTAATAAATTAAAAGATAGAGAAAAACAAGATTTTATGGAAAAAGCTAATTTTATGTCAGATTTATCTCTTAAACAAGATAGATTAAGAAAGCTATATGGTCTTGATGGTTCTCAGCAGCAACAAGCTCCACAAAATCAATCTGCTAGTTCTCAACAGCAAATGCTTTCTGGAATGGACCCTAATGCTCCTAAGCCTGGAGCAATACAACAGCAAGAATTAGGAATTAGACAACAACAGGCTAATACTGAGAGTCAAAGAGTCAATCAACAGGGTCAATTAGGACAACAGGCTCAAGATGTTAAGACTAAACAAGAACAACTAAATCAACAGAAGAGTGATCAAATTCATACTCAAAAACAGCAAGAATTAGAAGCTAAAATCAACGAATCTAATGGAAAACTAACTCAGGCTCAAGCCGCATTAGCCGCAAAGAATACTACTGCCGAACAGCAATTACAAGCTCATAAAGATCTCGCCGCGGCTGTAGAAGAGAGACATAAACTAGAATTAGCTCAGAAAGATAGTCAATTTCAGCAATTAAAAGACCAGCATCAGCAGGTTATTGATAATCTTGAATCGCAGAGAAAAGCTGGACAGAATAAGACTCAGACTCAATCTAAAGATCCAGTAACAGGAGCTATAACAACTAATACTCGCTCTGGCAGTGCTGCACAGAATGTAATCAAGCAGAATCCTGATGGAACTCTTCATGTTAGTGGTGGTCCAACAACAGGTGAAGGAAGTCATCCTAATGGAGAATATGATATTCCAGCTAATAAACTAGGTCATTGGAATTCAATGTATGGCAGTCAAGAAGCTCCGCAACAAGATTTAGCTAGTCAACCTGGTAGCGGTGATGCGTTTCGTATCAATCCACAAGAATAATGCTTCCTAGAGATATGAAACAGCCTATTGATGTAAAACTCGCTGGTAATATGGCTAAATTCGTACGAAGAAATTATCATCATTTCAATGCTCAAGTTCTGAAGAATGCTACAATGGCTTATAAGAAGCTATTGGATGATGGTGGCAAGATGTTTGTGTCTATGGCTGGAGCAATGTCAACAGGCCGTTTAGGCATATCGCTTGCGGCAATGATACGTAAAGGATATGTTAGCGGCTTATCAGTTACCGGAGCTAATCTAGAAGAAGATGTATTCAATCTCGTAGCAAATAAGGATTACGTTCAAGTTCCAGATTATAGAGATATTAGTCTAGAAGATAATAAGAAGATGCTCGATAAGAAACAGAATCGTGTGACTGACGTGGCTATTCCAGCAAGTTCAATGAAAGAAGTTGAAGATATTATTATTGAGGCTTGGAAAGATGCTCAAGATCCGAGATTCCCTCATGAGTTCCTTTGTGATATTCTTCTCTCTGGGCAATTAGAAAAATACTATCAGATTGATCCAGCTGAAAGTTGGTTACTTGCGGCTGCTGAACTTGATATTCCAATTGTTACTCCAGGATGGGAAGATTCTACTCTTGGTAATGTCTTTGCGGCTCTAGTGCGTAAGCAGGAAGTTGAATTAGAAGTTATGAAGAGTGGTATAGAAGCAATGAATTATCTAGGAGATTGGTATCTGAAGACTAAAGAAGATAAAGGATTCTTCCAGATTGGCGGAGGAATAGCTGGAGATTTTTCAATTTGTGTTGTTCCTTTCTTAAAGCAGGATTGTGGACTCAAAAACACTAAATGGTGGGCTTATTTCTGTCAGATTAGTGATGCAGTGACTAGTTACGGAGGCTATTCTGGAGCTACTCCAGATGAGAAGATTACTTGGGATAAATTGGGTCCTAAAACACCCAAGTTTGTAATAGAGTCAGATGCGTCAATAGTCGTTCCTCTCATATTCGACCAGATTTTGGGGCTATAATGTCATTTCCTTTTCGGCAGCCAGTTAATACAGAAGATTCTCCTGATGAATCAGCGGAGCTGCCTGAATATGCTAGTCCTCATAAAGAACAGGCTGAATTACCTGATTACGCCAAGCCTCATAAAGCAGAAGCTAAGCCTCGATCATTTAAGCCGGAAGGTGCTCAGAAATTCTATGAGGCTACGAAAGGTTTAGTTGAGTCTGGAAAGAAAGCTTGGGACTGGGCATCTAAACCATTAACTGAAGCTCCTACTAAAGCTGCTGAAGCAATCAGTCAAAGGATTAATCCTCGAAGTGAGACTGAAGGAGCTAGGGGAGTTGGTTCTGCATTTGTAGAGGGATTAGGCCATGCAGTTTCCGGCTTATCCTCTCCTGTTAATTTAGCTCTTACAGCAGCAACAGGCGGTGCTGGAGCATTAGAATCTTCTCTTCCTAGAGTAGCTCAAGGATTGCGTACAGGAGCTAGAGCACTATCAGTTCCAGTAGCGGCTGAAGGTGGAAGAGATGTATATGAAGGTGTTAAAGAGGGTGATATTCCTAAAGCATTATCTGGAGGATTAGAATTGGCTGGTGGTGCTCTAGGAATGAGAGGAGAGCCTTCAGTTAAAGAACATCCATCAGTGAGACAGAGTAGAGAGATTCCTTATAGAATGGAAGAGCAAGAGAAAGCTGCTAGTGGTCCCAATACTGGTATTACTCCAGCTAAGAAAAAAGAAAATGAGCCTCTGGCAATTGAAACTAAACCAGTAGTAGAAGAGGCTAAGCCAGTAGAAGAAGCTAAACCTGCGAAGCAGAATCCTTTTAAGAAGAAGATTGATACTTCTCAAGCTGATAAAATTGCAGCAGCTACTAAAGCTGTTGTAGACCCAGAATCTCCTCTTCCTACTAGAAGTCCTAATCTTAGACAAGAATTTCAAGAACCTCCTGTTAAACAGCCTACTAAACCAGCATTAAGTCAAGAAGAAGATGATGCTGCTTTCATGAAATATCAGAGAGAGAATCCTAGACCAGTTGGCCCTCTAGAACCTTCTATTAAACAGGCTCAATATAGTCATAATAATCCAGAATTAGGCGGGCGGCAATATGATATCGAAGGTGGTTCTACTGTATCAGAAAAAGAAGCTGTTAAACGAGGATATGAACTTCCGGAATCTCCAACTGTAGAGGAGGCGAGTCAAGAGCCTAGATTGAGTGGAGCACAACAAAGAGAAAAGGCTATTTCTGCTAGAGATGCTCATCAGATTCCAGAATATGCTAAGCCTCACGCTGAATTGCCAGATGTGACTCAAGGATTTGGTGGTTCCGGTCATCCAGATAGTCCTGATTATGTTTCTAAAGTTCTTCAGTCTGCTGGTAATGGAGAGCCTGGACTAGCAGTGGAATCAAAAGAAGGATTCCAGCATGTAGTCTATCGTGGAAAAGATGGCAATCCAATAGCTGCTGCTAAGGTTGTTACAGACTCTTCTGGAAAGAGTATGATACAAGACCTAGCAGCAGATAAATCTAAAGGACTACTCACAGGTAGAGCAATGAAAGCTCTAGCCGGAAAGCTACAAGAATTAAAAGCTACGGAACCAGCAGGAACAATTAGTCCTGATGCTACTAATTTTCTGAATAGGATGAAGGCTAGAGCTAATCCTATTGCTGATCAATTAAAGTCGTATTCTGAACCTCCTAGAAAGTCGCTATTCGAGGATGAATCCGGCTCTCTTAATCTAGATTCTATTAAGAATTTCATGAGTTCAATTTATCAGAAGATGTCTGGAGGCTCGGCAGTTAAAGATGTAGTAGAAGAATCAAAGAGGACTGTTCCAGAAATAGATAAGACTCCAGGCGGAAAGATAGTTGGAGCAGTAACTAAGCTCCTATCAGCATTAGATGATGCTAAAGGTTCAGCAGTAGAACAATCTCAAATGCTAAAAGTTGAAAGAGCTAGAAGATTCTCAGCGTTTGCGGCTACTAAAGGAGAAGGAACAGAATGGGCTAAAAGTGCTATGTCTAAGTTGAAAGGAGAATATGAGAAAGTTCCTGGGCAGAGATTAGGGTTATCAGAAGAGGATGTGAGTTCTTTACACGATGCTATTAAAGCCGCACCCATTAGTGTACCAGAAAAAGCTCAAAGTATTACATCTCTAGGAAAGTTACTTACTGGAATATCTGTTCCTACTCGCTCTGAATTGGCAACATTAGATAACGTATTCGGTAATGGTTTTGGTAATAAAATCGTAGAAATGCACGGAGGAATCGGTGCTGTTGGAATAAAGCTAGCTAAACTCGGAGCTACTGCTAAATCAATGGAGAATAGCATATCTTTAGCAGCGCCGCTAAGACATGGAATCGGATTAGCTTACAGAAAAGAGTTCTATCCAGCATTTAAGGATATGTTCAAGTTCTATGGAAATAAGGAATACTCCGATTCTTCTATGCAAGCAATAAGAGAACATCCTAATTATGATCTTTTTAGAGAATCTGGAGGATTTCTATCTAAAGCTGGAAGTGCTCAAAGTGCAGAAGAAGAATTTCTTGATTCTTATGTTAGAAATATTCCACGTGCTACCGGCATTCCTCAAATTGTCGGAGCTAGTCAGAGAGGATATACTGGATTCTTAAATAAACTAAGATTCGATACATTCAACTCTATGACAGAACAGGCTAAGAAATTGGGAGTTGACTTATCGACGACAGTTGGTGAAGGAGCAGAGAAACAGGTTGTAGCGAGTAAAGAGGCTAAAGCAATAGCTAAATATATTAATACTGCTACTGGAAGAGGAGATTTACCTTTTGGATTGAATAAAATCACTCAAGAATTAAATACTGTTCTCTGGTCTCCTAGAATGATGGCTTCTCGATTGACTATGTTTACTAATCCTAAGATTTACACTGATTTGCCTAAAGGCATGAGACTAGAAGGATTGAAATCTCTGCTAGGCATTGCGGCTCTTGGAACTACTATTGACACTCTAGGCGCTTACGGCGGTGCTAAAGTGAGCACGAATATATTGAGTAGTGATGCCGGAAAGAGCCGTCTTGGTACTAAACTAATTGATCCTTGGGGTGGATTTCAGCAATATGTTGTTGGTGCTGCAAGATTTCTAGCTGGCAAAACGGACAGCAATACTCCAACGAGCCGATTGGACATTGCCGGACGATTTCTAGCCAACAAAGAGTCTCCACTTGCTAGCCTAGCGCATACGTTGCTAACGGCTAAGAAGTTTACTGGAAACTCTCTAGACCCAACGACAGCAGGTAATTTCACGACTGAATACGGACAGAAGACTAATATTCAATCTGAGGTTGGAAAGAGATTTGTTCCTATCTTCATACAAGATATTCATGACTTAGCAACTAGCGACCCAAAATGGTCTGATAATATTGGATTATCAGCCATAATGGGAGTCGCTAGTCTCGCCGGCATGTCACAATCCTATCCTGAGAAGAAGCCTAAGCTCGGAATGGGAAAGATGAGACTCAAACCTTAATGATGAGCAAAAGTCGCAATAACAAGCAATAGAACAACAGATACATAGACAACTAGCCACCATACTCTTCTCTCCACATCTCTCACATCTCTTTCTAAGTTTCTCAATCTATTTTCTAGTCGAACTCCGTCCTGCCAGTCATCACTAGTCTGCCGCATGAAACTCATTTTATCGCTCATTTTAATTCTCCCATTGGTATCGTTATTCCGGCCATCTGTTGAGGATTGTCGTCCGGTAATCTATCAATTACAATCTTCTCAGGTAACATATCAAAGTCTATTTCTCCTAGTTTTCTAATCACATTAGAGTAGTGATTGTCATGTATTAGAAATGAAGTTTTATTAGTTCCAAAGTGGATTGTGATTCTCCATTTTTTATTAATCTGAAGCATCACTTCTCTCCATTCAATGATTCTAGCTTAATTTCCAATTCACGCAAGTCCATTCCGGCATCGCAGACTGCATGCCAATCACCGTCGTCGACTTTCATTATCAAGTATTGAATTAGAGTATCTCTTTTGGTTAATAGTTGTCTTCTCATGATAATACTAGATTTTTCTAGTTCTTTCATCTTATTCCTCCTCCCTGCCTAAAGCCATCTGGATATCTCTCTTTTAGCTTATGAATATTCTCATTCATAACTACTTCAAGCGGAATATTCAGCACAGTACATATGCCAGCGGCATACCAAAGTACATCTCCTAGTTCTTTGATTATTCTATCTTGATTTATTCCAGTATCATGGAAGATAGCCTTTTTAAGATCATCAGCAGTTTCTCCCGATTCTCCAGCTAATCCCATAGCACACCAGATTAACATTATTTCATCTGCTGTATAATTTCTTGGGGGTTTATTTAGTAGTGTTCTAGCTGCGGCTTCTTGATATTCTCTTATTGTCATTCGTGCCTCGCAATAGCCGCATTGGCATAGAAAATAGCTTCTTCGAGATGAGTTATTGCTAGACTCTGCTCTCTAGATGGTGGAGTGTTTTTTACAATATTAACTGCAAGTTTTTTAGCCTCATCTCTAAGAAATATATATCTCTCTGGCTGGTCATCTTTAGGAGCATGGTATGTAAACGTTTCAAGTAATTGCTGGCCCATCTTGTCTGTGATCCATATAGTTGTCCATTCTTCACCTCTTCAATCTGAATTTGTCCAAATTAGCCTTCGGTTCACCTGACAGTTTGTACAGCCAATCCATATTCTTTCCTACTCCAACCCTTTCTCTTCTTGCCCATCTCATTTCGATTAATGCGTCAATAATCTTATCCAATTGAACAGGGTCGAAATCCCCAAATCCTCTTACTAATAAGTCTCTTCTTAGAATCTCATTTCCAGGAATAGCTATTAGAATGTCCATCACTTTGCAGCTGGCTGCGGCTAATGGGTCTATTCCATTTCCTTGAGCCGCTTTGGCACTCGAATATGTTAGCTCAGAAACGTTCACTATCGCCTCTCTAACATCACTCTCTATGATTGTAGTATTATCTTCATATCTAGAAAGAGCAAGACACATTGCTACTTTAAGAACATGGTCAGGAATTCTATTAACAAATCCAGTCTTGTCATTGAATTGTGATTGCTTGGCTCTCCACTCCTTTCTCCACGCGTTAAAAGCTCCGCGTGCAGGTTCAGTCGGTATCATTCTAGCCTTGTTTGCGGCTATTCTTATTAAATGCGGAACGTACTTAGGAACTATGTGATTTGAAAACTTATCTTCATCGATACTCTCTCCTTCCGAATCAAGGAGATCAATGTCCCGCGATCTTTTTTCTTCATAAATGATAAGATTACGTCCAATATATCCCCCTTCGATATTTGGTTGTGGAATGCTATCATAAAAATGGGCAGGGGATGATCCAAAGAGACATGTAATGTACGGTTCTTTGAGTTTTTCATGTCCGTCACCTTTCAACATATTCGTCCAAGCCTGATTGTAGTTTCTATCGTATAGGTCAGTTAATATTGTCAACGAGTCTGGGTCTTGGATTATTGCTGTTGATAACTCTCCATTCACTACTGCCATTCTAGAATCTGTAATTATTGCTTTTCCCTTCTCAGACCTTGTAGTAGCACCTTCTTTAATAATCGCCTGTATGCTAGAGCGTCCTGCAATAACTCTTGTGATGTTCGCCTCTTGAAGTAGCCTTTTGGCAAGATTAACAGGATACCCTTTACCAAGGCCGGACTCTCCCATAAGTATAATATACAAATTAGGATAGTAAAGTAGATTGCCTTTAAGCGTTCGTAAGGTGTAGGCATTTGCGGCTGCACTTGAAATGCAAAACATTAACGACCAATAGAGCCATGATATTGGAGTCTCCACATCAGAGTTTTCTTTAATGAGATCGCTTATCCAACTTGCACTCACTTTAACCCATTTAGCTTCTCTAGGAGTTTAGTGTAAAGAGTAAACTGAATCAACTCAAATTCTCTACTAGCTGGCGAGGTACTAGAAAGTGCATGGACTAAAATTTGTAATTCTGTTTTAGTTATTGATAAGAAGATTTTACGTTCATTAGAATCTTCCAACTTTCCCCCTTTCTACTGCGAGCTTATAAATCTTCTCGAATACATCTGGAGCCGAATTCTCACCTGCTGTTCCTACTACCAATACATGAAAATTCTTCTTAAACATTAGTTCTGTCATTGTATTGGGATAGAACCAACAAGTCTTATCCCAATTTTGGGACTTGGCGAATCTATAGGCTTCGAGTTCATTTCCTGCTAGAATGCAAATTTTGGTCACCCCTTATTTTTCCTCCTTCTCTCTTTCTGTTGTTCATTATGACAAGAGGAACAATAACGTTGCCATATAATTTTACCATCTCTTTTTCTTCTCCTAAGTCTATATGGCCCTTTACATTTAGGGCAGCACTCTTTTCTAGCATTATTATGAACTCCATCTCTAACTTGATCTTTTACATTGTCTGATATAGTTCCTGGACGTAGATGGTCAATAAAGAAGCATCTTTTATCACATCCTGTACTATGCCTAGCATCCCAAGACTGATCGTGATAATCTAGATTATAATGAATGGCTACTACTAATCGATGTAATTGATAAACTATCCCCTGTATCATTATAGGAGTGTATCTATTCTCAGTCGGCCTATTAATGGGAAGATGACAACCATTCTCGTTTATTATTTTTGGTATCATTCTTACCCAATCTCTATTAGCATCTGATAACTTCATATGTTTCATATCTTCACTTTGTGAAAGTCTCCGTAATGAGTGTCACTCACCTCGATGTCTGCTGGGATTTTCAATCTATAATCTCTCTTTAGAGAGCATTGATTGAAGTCTATTTCCTTCTGCATATTCTCCCTTAATAGCCTTGCGAATGGTTCCCAGTTATTCTTAGGAGCTTCAATAACTAAAGCATCATGAGCTTCGACTAAAAATGTAGCTTCTCCATTAAATTCTCTATCTGAGTTGACTGCGGCATTTTGAACTAAATGAGCCACAGTTCGTTGCGGAATGTTTGCATATGCTTCCTTATAAATTTCATCATCCATTCTGGCATTAAAAATTCTGATACCAAAAAAAGGATCAATAAGCATACGAGTGGAATCAATTGCATCCTTAATGTCTTGATGAAACTTGTTTTTGATTTTAGGGCTAGCTGCATGAAAGAGTTCAAGTAGTTTCCCTGCTTTCCACTCGCTTATTTCCATAGGAATATCATATTTCTGTGCATTTATATTAAACTCATTCATAAGTCTATGCTTGCCCATATTGTAATTTCCTGCATGTCTAATCATCTTGCCGGTGAACCTCTCTGGTCCATCCTTCGGAAGATTATCTACTATCTCATCTTTAAAATCTACTGATAACTCTAGCTTACTTGTATATCCGAACATGAGAGCCGCAGTGCGCCTATGAATGTCTACTCTATCGAATGCTTCTAATAGTTTCCAATCTTCTGCTAATACTGCCACGACACGAGCCTCTGCTTGACTTGCATCAACTTGGACGAATATCATTCCTTCTCGTGGAATAAACATCGAACGAATATCTTTAGCCAACCGACCATGTTTGGATATTGTATGGAAAGCTAATCCGATCTTCTTGGGCCTTAGCGGCTTCTTTAATATTCCTGTTGATGACCTGCAAGTTTCAGTAGCTATAATGTTGTATGCTGATTTACAAGTTAAGTCGTAGTCTGGACTAAAGTTAATCTGTCTACTTTTCTGGTCGCGGATTCTCCTCTCTTCTAAGACATCTTTTAGAATCTCTTTCTGTTCTTTTTTCTTACAAGAACTTAATAATGCAATAATTGAATCTTCTGATGTTGGGTCTCGTTTTCTAATCTTAAATTTGAGGATTCTATATAACAAATTGAAGACTTGCGGGTATGACTTCACATTTATATCATCTCCTATAGCAGTAGTCAATCTCTCATGAACAATATTCTGCATCTCAGTATATTTCTTCTTGAGTTCCTTCTGCTTCTCTAAGTCTATCCTAAAGCCCATATTTTGCATCTTTAGATAGAACTTATGCCGAGGCATGATAAAATTGTAATAATAGTCTCTTAGCGGCACACTGTATTTTTCAGACAGCTCATCTAAATCATTTTCTTGTTCTTCATCTACTTCGAATTCGACTGCGCAATCTCTAGCATTGTATGTAAGAAGTTTATCAAATTTGACTTTTCCGAGTTTAAATTCTTTACCATCATCTTTGTAATAGGGTTCTCTAGTCCATAAACTGCTAACCACGCACAATCGCTTGTCTGGAAGTTCTGGAAAGATAACTCTAGTTTTAATGAGTGTGTCGCTGTAGACTCGTGGGCATTTGAAACCGATAAGACTAAGTTTATATTCGTCGTACATGAAGTTATGACCAATGATTCTGACTCTTCTGAGCTGCTCATCAATCATCCTCCAGCATTCATCCAATTCATTATCGCCCATATCAGTTAGTTTGGTCTGTCCAATTTGCCTTAGAAGTGGAATAGATATCGCATGAGAGCGATTAAATGAGAAGCCTACGCACACCGGGACACAATTAATAGACTCAATGTCCACTGCGGCTTTATCCAGCTTCTCATATTCTCTAAAGAATCGATGCAATTCAAGACTATTGTGAATCACTTGGAGGTGTCTTTCTGGCAAAACTATTTCAGAACTTAATGACTCCTCAGCGGCTCTAATAATATCTGCCTGTATTAATTTAGTATAAACCCAACTCAATCCTCCACTCGTATCGCCTTCGACTCCATGAGAGAAGAGAGCTGCTGGATGAATAGTTGGAACACATTTTGTTATTCCATCTTTTGCAAGCAATATAGAGCCGCGATAGTTGAGAATACCAGTGACGGCACAAACAGCCTGTAAGGCAACATCACCAACGGCAAGAATACAATTAGGATGAAGGACGTTAATTTCATTTGTCCAAAGCTCTTCGATACTCTTTTCTAGGCTAACGTCGATAAGATGCAGTTTTTTGAGATCATTGTAAGGAGGTCTGTATTTGATAACGTTAGTGATATAACAGTCAGAGCGACGTATTCCAGCTTTGAATAGAAAGTCATCAAGAAGCTGACCAGTAGGACCGACAAATGGAATACCTTGCTCATCCTCATTCTTTCCGGGACTTTCTCCTATGATCATTAATTTTGGCTCTACGGAGCCTATTCCTCCAACATAATTAGGCACTATATACCTACTAGTATATTATTTGGAGTTGGTAGCTCTTGACTAGTTGGTCTCCAGAGATGTAGAACATAAGGATGGTTATTCACATATTCTGATTTTTTAGGATGATACTGGATTACACAATCCTCATCATCCCAAAAAGCGTCTTTAATAAAGCACATATCTTCCCATGATGGAGTGAAATATACATTTCTATTCTTAGTTCTACCTGTTACAGATACATGCTCCCATCCCATCCCATCTGACACTATACACTGAAAAACATCACTACCTCTAGGAAATAGAAATAATCCATTATTACCATCACCTTTATTAGTAGCAAAACTACCAGATTTAACTCTGTATTCTTCAGGAACGTGCATCATTCTCCTAACTCTCTTTCTTTCTTCTTCAACCTTATAAAATTAAGAGCTTCAAAAGCAAACTCAAATTGTTCCATATCGTATATCTTAGATTCTTTAGCAATTAACAGATCTTCACACACTGAACCATATGAACGTTTTAATGCTTTGGCTGTCATAGTGACAGTCCATTTAGTTTTACTAGCTAGTTTCTGTGCGCGATGGAATTCAGCCGTGTGCAATGCTTGTGTTAGCCATTCAATTGCCATGTTTGGCTATCCAAAATGAAAGAGTGGGATGCCAGCAGCGGTTAAAGCTAGTTGCGACCCTAACTAACTCTCTTATTTATCACGGAATTGTGACTTATTCGAGAGCATCCCACTAACTGACTATGCTGCTAGCGGCTTGTAATCTTCTACAGAATCATATCCAGTCTTCTTATCCTTAATGATATAAATCATCAACTTATGTCCAACTGTCTGTTGGAATAGCTCACTAGACACTTCATACCCACCATCTTTGGTCTTTGGAAATCCGAGAACAGCATATAGATGCTTACCAGCAGACATAAATTTCTCATTGAAGTATCTGCGAATCTCTCTATCCTTATGAACTCCATCAAGAATCTTGAAGAAGAAGATGCTATTCATAGAACCATCTGATGGCTTATCGTCCCTATCTTTGACGACTGCCTCATCATACTTCACGATTTCAGCAGGGTACCATCCTGGAAGGAAATTCGGTCTGTCTTTCAAATCTTCTGGTGTGAGAACTACTCTCATTGTTTGCCTCAAACTTTCCAATTGGTTGCTGGTGGTTGTCGATTAAAAGGATTAACTTTAGATGCTTGCGGCTCTTCTTGTTGTATTGGTTTGTTTTCAACTCCTCTCGATTTATCTATGAGTTCTTTCCACACTTGATAAAATAACTTCCCAGTAATATCAAACTCTTTTACAAAATCTCCTAACAGGGGGCTCTTGGCATATTCATCTCCTACTGCTTCTGTGTTTACGATGTATTTTTTACTTGCTCCTTTCTCCGAATAGTCACTTTGCTGTGAGAAATGATAAATTTCAGTGAAACTTCCTGGAATGATACTAGCAACTTTACTACCGTAGCTCACTATAGAATTTGAACGAGTAACTCTCATTGAATTGCCAGAGCCGGAAAGTGATACAGTTGCAAGCGGGTGAGCTGTCCATATCGTATGGCATGGCAGTTTCCGGCTTAAATCAATACACTGACTAACCATGCTGGTTTCTACCTTGTACTCATCCCAATCTGGTAATACATCTTTTATCTTCTTTGCCATCTTTCTATCTTTACCGAAATTCAATGACCAATTCACACATGCCGCAGTCATGAATGTAATTGAATCGTTGATAACTGCAAAATATCTGCAATCATCGCGCATGTCAATTAACTTGTTTAGATAAGCGTTAGCATTCTCTGAGCTGTAGACATCATATTCGATGTTATCTAAAATCTTTTTTGCCAATGAGCCAAAGCGTTTTTCCGTGAAGAATGTAGTTAATTCGACTGGAGAAGACTTATCCCAATATGATAAGTATACAGGTCCTTCAACAGCGAATGATGCTGCGGCAATTGTCTTACCAAATCCTGGACTAGATTTGAATAGAAAGGATATGTTTCTACTTGGAGATATTGAGGATGCTTTCAATTTCTTTTTCCTTTTGCTCTTCTAGTTCTTCTTTGTTCTTCTGCGCAACTAAAACATCTTCTCTCAACACTCCTCTTTTTCATTCCATATCTATCTCTTTTTCTTATAACATTTCTAAATGGTCCTCCACATCTGGGACATACTTCTTTTCTAGCATTTACATCTGTACCATCTCTTATTCTATCCTTTGCATTATCCGAATCACTACCAGGTTCTATATGTTCTGGATTAAAACAAAACTCATTACTACATTTATGTCTAGCTACAATTTTATAGTTCATATAATCAATACTATTCCATAAGCACATGACTAACCTACTTAATACATATCTACAACCATTTATCATGACTTGGGTATGTCTATCATAGGCAGAGGCATATTTGTATTTCCAACACTCATTATCAACTATAAATTTATCTAGAGATAATATATAATCTTTATCTATCTTACCTTTATATATCTTCCTCGCCATTTTGACTCATTGAATTATCGTGTATACTTCTTCGTATTCTCTCTGCTAAAGAGAGTGTTTTTACTTCTGGAAGAATAGTAGGCTCTAATACTACACTAGAATTACTAGTTTCAATAATAGATTCTTTTGGACGATGACAATTCTCGCAATGAGGCTTCGCCAATCTTAGAGAATATTCTGACATGATGAATGGTTCACCACATCTCCAACAAATTGTCCGCTTGCCAAGAGCTAGGGCTATATTAGTCTTGAATGTACAATCAGGAAGAGAACAAAAGAAAATAGTATTTCCAGACTTGTATTTCAAACGCTTCAATTTATGGACGTGAGTTGACTTTGCCATCTTTTTCTATCATTTCAAATCGTGAATGAAGCCACGAAGCTATATTGATATACTTCCACCATCCTATTGGCGCATTATCATTATCTACTTCAGATATACGCCAAGCTAAATACCATGTTGGCTTGCTTTTTATAAGTTCCATATCATATGTTGGGTCATTCATCTTTTATCTCCTAAAGACGGCGACTCAAGCCGGAAGCATATGAGTCTTATTTAAGCTCAGTATGACTAATCCGGCTTGAGTCTATCCTCTGCTGCACGGCTCTTGATGTTCACTCTATCCACTTTCGATAGCACAGAACGGCTGGCTAGCAGAGGAATCTTGTTAGTCAATTGACACTTCATAGAAATATCCACGATTTAATACTTCTTCTGGCGGACAATATTTAGAGTTTTTAGTATCTCTATCATCTGAGTATTCTTGCTTTGTAGCCTTTCTTAATACGATAGCTGGCACACTACCATCTAAAAGCCTACCACGAGGACCACTAACTTCTATCTTACTTCCAATTTTCAAGTCTAAATTGAAACTACCAATAATCATTGTTCACTCATTAATATTTTTGTGACATCCCACTCATCTTGTTCGACGTAGTTATTTTCCAATTTAAAATCTTTAGCATCCTGCCCACTACTATCACAGATAGGATAATATTCACAGGTTCTATTGAACTTATTGCACGAAGTGGGCTTTTCTGGCCACTTGTTTTCTGCTATGCAAGTCAAGTATTCCTGCAATAGCATCGTAGTGAGATTGTCTTTCCAATCTTGGATGTATTGAGGGTCATATGATAGTGGTAGTCGCTTAAACTTCTCACTCGCAGAGAGAGGTTTCTTAACGTCTGGGTCTTGTAATCCTATCCTATTGACAATAAGATAATTACTAGAAACAGAGCTACAATAATTAATAAACTGATTAGACTTACGTAAGACCATGCCGTCTCGCGAAGCGGTTTTATGGTCATATGGGATTTTATCATAAGATGATTGTCCTCCTATTCCATGTTGATTAACTAATAGGTCTATCTTACCTGAGATGACTATCCGAATCGAATCATCCTCGAATAGAACATAAGCAAAAGGCTGTTCTACTGCTAGAACTTCTAATGTATTTTCGTCTTCGCTACGCCAATAATCGAGATTCTCTTCTACTGCTCTTAAGAGTTTAGAGACCTCTTCAGGTTCAGAATTTGATTGCTGAGGGTCACAAGAAACTTCTCGAATCTTCATTAGAGTTGATGACATTCTATCATCGTAATGAGAGCCTTCTCCAAGCATTCGATAATAGACTGCTAAGCCTTCATGTGCAAGACCACCCAAGTCGAGAGACTTGTTTTTATAGATTACTGGCAGTCCTTTATTGTGATTGTGTCTAAAGTTATATCTAGCCGGACAAGTCTCGAATAGGTCAATTTTAGATGCGTCGAGGATTATGTTCGCCTTCGGCGTTTTAATAATATCAGTCATCATCATCTTTCTTTATTAAATCGTTTGCTACCAATACATCTACAACTAACTCTCGTATCAAGTCTACTTGTTGTTGTGTGAAGATAATTCCAGTTCCAAATTTAGGTTCGACTGCTGTATAGTATGTATCTTTACTGGGATGGAGAATCCAATGGCAAACTGGACATTCTAATGAGTCTTGTCCAGAATCCCTCAGATTTTTACGTAGCATATCATGATTTAATACACAAGATGGTTCTTTATCCATTATCGTTTCTCAATCTGCTTCATGTTATTGAAAACGACGAAGCTCCTTGCGGCTATCATTCCCACCCCTAGCAGCTTCGCTGCAACGGGGTGAGTCTTGTTCAGTTTAATCAATCCTTTAGTTGTTAGCAATCCCTCGCCGGCAACAACTGAATCAATCACATACACATTTTGAGTCGGAATGAGAGCCTCACGAACTAATCCCTTATTGATTCCGATGTGTGTGCTTGCGGCATCTGCTCCGTAAGTTAGCCAAATTCCAAATAAGATAATTTTCACTTTTTCCTCAAATCTAATCTATCAAATAACTCTTTAGTTGCAATCACTATGCACTCGTTACAGATACCAACCTTATGAGTTGATACTATTGCTTTTCTTTTCTTAGCTTTAGCTCCACAAAAAGAGCACCTACCTACTAACTTTTTCATTATTCTAACTCCTTTGTTAATGCCTCAATAATCTGTTTAAGTTCGTTCATATCCTTGTAAACAACACTTCCGACATAACTATCTGTGTCATCTTTACTATTTAAATAGTGATTATGCTTAAATATCTTAAGCATATCTCCATACACATCATGCTTAGCTACGAAGTACGAATCGATGAAAACTGGTTGAGCCTTCTCACTAATCTTGAAAATCTTGTCTACAGTCTGAATTAGTCTTGCACTTGCCGATGCGTCTAGAGGCTCTTTGCTAGCATTGTCAACTAATTAAATCTGGCCGGATTCGACTCGAATAGCTACTATATGTCTTGGAACTAAAATCAAATACGTCCCGTCCTTAGCGGCTAGACTACTCAAGACTCCAAAGAGTGTTCTAGCTGCCGGCGGCACCTCATCAATAATCAAATTTAGTTTCTTAAATGCCTTGATGATGTCAGGAACATTAACAGCTTTAATCTCTTGCTTGCCATTGATGCTGGTTATTACGGCAGCACATTCATCAGTTGACCTTCCAGTCAGGGCTGACATCACCGCCGGAACACAGTAGTGGTTCAATCCAAAATTTATTTTCTTTAGTTCAGTCATTTCCTGTATCTCCTAATATCACTATTTCTCTTTTAACAATTCTTATTCCTTCTAGAGTCGGCTCTCTCAATCCATCACTCTTACATTTTCTAAAGAGAGCCTCTAGTAGTCCATTCAGTAATTCTAACTCTTTAATTGTCATCATAACTTATCATCTATCTTCGCTTCTTCTATCTCTATCAACACAGGATTGTGAACCTTTTCTACCATCATCTTCTCAAAGTAGTCTCTAATGAATTCTTCTGTTACATTGTCATTCGCATCAAATTCAAGAGTCACTTTGATTCTTTTCATTCTCGCTCACTCCAGAATGCTCATAATCTCCAGGCATTTTGACCACGTGTGACTAGAATCTCCGCTAATTCTTTCATCAAAGACTGCTGATTCCACACTATTTCTTGATTGTCCATCGTCGCCGCTATTCTAGCTCTTTTAATTTCTACTAGCTCCGTTAGATACTCGTCGATAGTGCCAGCCGCGATCATATATGTAATCGACACATTGTTTTGCTGTCCGAAACGATGAAATCGGTCCTCAGCTTGTTCTTCTCTTACCGGCGTCCATTGACGTTCTAGAATTACCGCATCACTACAGAATTGCAAGTTAATTCCTTCTGTAAAGATGCATAGCATGATTCTATTCTCAGGAAGTTTAAACTTGTCTATTACTCTCTGTCTATCATCTCCCGGCAAGCCGGCGTGTAATACACAAACTTTTGGAAATCCTCCATCCTTCATGTATTCATTGAGTTTCAATTCTATCATTCCCATCACATCTTGGTGGTGAGTGAAGATTACGAGTTTGCGGTCTGTTGATAGAAGAAACTCTGTAGCGAAATCAACTACTTCAACAACCTTACTTCGTCCAGTGATATGCCGCATCTTAGACATGATAGCGATTTTCGGGTCTTGTGGACCATAGTCACCGGCATCGTTGTAGAATGAAGCCTCTAATTCTTTCATCGCAGCGGCATACTCTTTATTCAGATTCCTATTCAATTCTACGTGATGGTATTTCCGCTCTTTGCTTGGCAAGTCTTTAAGAACTTCGCTCTTTGTCCGACGAATGATTAAATTCTTTATATCTTCGTGGAATTTGTCTTTGTCTTTCAATCCGCCATATTTGTTCGCCCATCCATTGCTATACGAGTCAACATAGTTGTCAATATATCGCTGGAAATGGGGGAATAGCATTGGTGCGACTAGGTTTAGAACGGTATAATACTCTGCGGCATTATTGCTTATTGGTGTCCCGCTCATTGGTAGAATGTGTTGAATATCTTGATTTCTTACTAGCTTCCGGACCGCTTTCGCCCTATCAGAAAGATGATTCTTAATCTTCTGACATTCGTCGATTATCAGTGTCTTAATCGTATTCGGCGGAAGATACTCAAATAAATCATCTGTCTTGAGAATATCGTAGGTTACTACGTAAATGGAGAAGCCTGGCATTGCTCTTTCTTTGCCGCTTGCAATGACTTGTGTAAGAAACGTCTTATCCTTTGCTCCATTGATTGCACAAATTCTGTGTATCTCATGCATCCATTGAAGCTTGACTGTTGCTGGGCATACTATTACACACGGTAATAGCTTCTCAGGATGCAATCTGAGTAACGATGCTGACTCGATTGTATTGTGTGTGACAATGCAATTATTCGTGATATAGAGTCTACTAGGGGAATTTACAGAAATACAACGAACTGGCTCAACTGATACTAGCTCTATACTCTTAATAGACCTTACTGGTTTATACTTAGTATTTGGATGCCACTTGCTTGCTTTACGACTGAGCCTAAATGGATTGACTGGAGAGTTAATTACAATTCGGTATGCTAATTGACCTTTACGCTTCTCACCTTTGTATGTAAAGGTTGGATGCTTAAATGTAATTTTAACTGTCCCCCCTAAAGATTCTACTAGAAATCGTACATCTTTGGATAATTGCTCGGAGACTGTTGTATATTCAGTTACTCCATTTTTCCAGATGCTTCCATCTGTATCCATCAATCCTTTGAGGATTTCTGTTCTAATTTCAATAGTGTTATATAGATATGCTGGTGGGATGAATTTCGATTCGGACTTATGTCCATAAAGCCCCAACTTAATTATATCATCACTATAGTCTCTTTCAAGAAAGTATACTCTAGAGTTTTCGCTATTCTGCTCACTTCTACGTATAACTGGAAATGCGTCTGCTATTTCCTTATCTCCAGATACGAAACTTACTTGATATTGCGTAAGATTCCCATCTCCTATCAATACACCTAACTGATAGGCATCTATTGGAATCTGTCTAATTGGGAATTGAATTGCTTCAGTTGTTGGAATGAATAGATACTCTCTGCCAGATTTCCAATCTTTAGTTAATCTTTCATATAGGACATTTGTCTGTATTGTCTTATATGGTTTATTCCTATTCCTATCATTATGAGACTGAACAGACCATAGATGTTCTCCGTCTACTGTTGCAAACGTTCCATCTGCAAACTCTACTTTATAGACTGGTAGAACCCCCCTATCATATACTCCAGTTATCTGATAGATTTTTCCATCATTGCTAAATACATCATCACCAATTTTAATATCTTCAAATGTTTTGAATCCGTTTGGAGTTAAGATTGTATCAGATAGAATCTGCCCCTTGCCCAAACCTTGCTCATCTGCGATAATACATCGCATGTTCGAGTCTTCAGCAAATCTAATAGCTTCAATCTGATACGGTCGCGGCTTTCCTCCGTCTGAGAATACGATAGACTCGTATGCCGCATCGGTCGTCTTCTTCAGAATAGCCGATTTAATGACATGTCCACAAGCTAGTGTGATTCTTAGCTGAGTGCCGAATTTGATTCTAGACTTCTCAACAGCAATTTTCTTGCACTCTGGACATTCTTGGCGCAGGATACTAGTTAATGCCATCAGGCTTCGCCTGCGTCTTTTCCTGAAACATTAAATGTATTCTTGATATTCTTAATGAACTTTTTATCATCTACCGTCTCTTTAAGGATTCTGAATGACACCACAAACTTGTCAATGTCTGGAGATAGCTTGGCTAATTCCCTTAGTTCTTTGGCACTCCTAAGAATATCTTGAGTCTCTCTTGTGAAAGCCATTCTAATTTCTTGAATAGCCATTAAATAGTCTTTCATGACACTTATGACTACTTCAGATGTCATACCTACTTCACTGCTAAGACTATTAAATATCTTCTTTGTTCCTTCTAGTTGCTCTCTAGCAATCTGTAATTTCTTCTCAAATTCGGCTAGCATTTCTAATTCATCGTTGATAACATGTAGCTTATTATATGTTTCAGTTTTCATCACTTTACCTTTTTAGCAAAAGGATTCTTATACGCTGGCTTTGCTGATTCTGGTATTGCTTCCGTGACAGTCACTTGCGGCTTTATTAACAGCTTAGCTTCTCCGCCGTTCAAAATTGCATTGATTGCTTCTTGCTCTTTCGTGATTTTCTTTGCGAATGGATTCGGCTTTGCTGTATTCTGGACTCTATTAACTACTCCACTCATATTCCTGGCTGACACTGCTTTGTTTGCATCCTTGTCTGCGTCAGGATTGCCGGCGGCTGCATACAATTCTTTAATCTGTTTTTCTATTAACTCTTTCCGGGACATTCGCTTTCTGATTACATTGATTGCATTTGACTCTGTTGTCGTCTTCTCGGATTCAAAGCCTGGACCATTAACCTTACGCTTCGCTTTCTTTTCTTCTTCGTTTACATGGTCAACGGCCTGAACAGTAACCTTAGCATGAAAGATTATCTGACATGCTTCTTCTCTCAGTGCATTTCTTTCTAATAGTGTTTTGGCTTGAGCTATTTTAACTTCGCCGTTAAATAGCTTAGCGAATAATTCTTCTTGCGGCGTCATAGGTTCGGCTCCGTTCGTTAAGTGATAGATTCTAATATCTCTAATAAAATACTTATCCGGATTCCAAATCTTATTCTGTGAGTCTTGATAACAAAACTCACAGAATGGATTGTAATCACTGTGTTCTTCCGAGCAGGCTGGACAAAGCCACACTAAGATTTAGTCTTTTGCCAGATTTCACGACAGCATTGAGCAATGTAGCTATAAGCAGCCGTTCCACTAGCTAATCCTTTGACTGAAGATAATGAGGATAAATCAATTTCGTCTCTAAGCCATGCTGCCACAAGCTCGTAATCTTGAGCAGAAAAGTTATTTGGTCTAGTCTTCTTAGTATTCTTAGCTTGTTGTAGTAACGATAGTCTCTTAACCATTTATCAAACTCCTAGCTGAGCATTAGTACTCAATCGAGACGCCAAGCATATGCACTTAGCGGCTCTCAGAGAACTAAACTACTTCGTCATCTGGCTTTACTTCGGTGACTGGAACATGCTCAATTTTTCGAGTCATTTGAATAGCCGTTACTAGCTTAAACACCAGCGAAGCTGGAATAGTGATTTCATCCCAATCCTCTACTCCGTCCTTATCTACCTTTACTCCAGTCGTTAGAGTAATCTTTCCATTCTCCTTTATAGAACACTGAATACCATAATGGTCGAACGTTAGCGGCTGATGTCTGTAGACTTTCTTAATCTCTTGACCAGATTGATTAGTCATGCCTGGATTATTGTGGAAACTCATTTTTCTTCTCCTCTTTCTTTAATTCAGCTAGTCTATCTTTCGCTGCTTCTAGTGCTCTATTAGCTTCTAGAATTACTCTCTCATATGATGCCATTTCGCTTTTTAATTGCTCTTTTCTAAATTCTTCTTTCATACTCATTACTAGCTTCTCCTATAACACGAAGTGGACGGCGCCTTTGGCGAGCGATTGTCGAAACAAATGAAATAGTGAATGTGATTCTTTACGTATTTAATGCTGTAATACCAGGCTGGATAACTAATAACATTATGACAAAGACAGCAACGAATCTTTGCTGGATGTATTGCTTCTATAGTAGTTGGCTGTGAGATAATTAAACTAAATTTCTTAGAAATATGAGACTGTAGTCTAGGTTGGCCAGAGGCTAGATTTAAAATGTGAGCTAATCCGCCTCTACCGTAGTTTCCCATTACTCCAGATATAATATGTATCACTTTAGCTTCTTCTATTGTAGCTGAACCAGATAAACTAATTCTGTCTAGTATTTCTTGTTGCTCTTTTTCGTCTAACATAGTTTGACTCTTTCGCGTTTCCTGTCGCTACCACGGGCCAGGCTGTGCAGGGGTGCTCCACCACGTTCCGGCGTATCGGGAGAAGTCTGTAAGTCGTTGCGCGTGTTGGAGTTGTGGCTTGTTCGTGGCATGGTCTGGTTCTGTCTACCTCTATCCTAGCATAGTGGGGGGTGGATGTCAAGGGGTATCTGTGTCCTCTTTTGGGGACAGTCTTCTCTTCTTCTCTTATATATAATAATATATATAAATAATAATAAAAAATATATAAGAGTGTATAGAAAAGAGGACACGAAAAAGACTAAAACCCCCACCCCCCTACTTTGAGGTAGGGAGCCAGACAGAAATGGGAAAACGCCAGCAAACCCCTGCAAACATTGGCGCTTGTGCGTTTTTCGGACGTTCGCCCGCCTGATTTTGGGAGCCCGGAGTGTGCGAAAATTGGGGCGAAAACGTGGAAGAACGTGAATTAGTGTTCGACACCTAGCAGGCTGGAAAGACTACTTGACAAATGCAGAATTTTATGTTACTATTATTTTGTTGGAGAGCGAGTCGAGCGACCGAAAAGCTTGGCAGAAGAAACGGAGCGACTTACAAAATGAGTGCTTGACAAACGAGCTAGAACGTGATACACTTTACTTGTTGGTTAAGACGACCGACAAACGGAAACGCAGACCGAAAGAGAGACACAAAATGAGCGAACAGAATCCGACTCCGGCAGAGATTGCAGCGAAGGAAGCGGCCAAGAAGGCAAGAGAAGAGGCAACGGCGGCGAAACAGAAGCTTGCCGATGCAGAGAATGCTACTCGTTCTGGAATGGGCACAAGGCAAGTAGTTGGAACGACTCGCGGACGGAATACTGTTCCATTCATTTACGAAGCTTTTTCTGGTGATTTCGCTGATAGTCTTCCGAAGTCTGTTGATGATTTCCTGGGTTTCACGAAGCTGGATGGGGACAATCCACTAGTTGTGACCTATTTGATTGAAGGTTACAATTCAATCAGTGAGAGCAACGGAAGCGACCCGCTCAATGAGTATATTGACTCAACCTGGCCGGAAGATGTTCAGAAGCGTTTCAAGGTGGTCATTCGGAACTACTCGCAGGATTCCAACATGTCAATTGAGGATACTGTTGATTTGCTTCGGGATGGTATTGTGAAAGGGATTCAGGCTAAGCTGGCTGCTGAAAAGGCTTTGCAGCCTGCGTAGACCATTACTGAAGAGGGTTTAATACCCGAAAACCGCTAGAGAATATCCTAGCGGTATAATGGATAGCTTGTCAGGCTCGTTGCAGGTCTGGCAGCGCCTATGAAGCGACTTAGCAACTATCGACTTAGCAACTAGACTTCATAGGTAGAATCGAAAATGGCCCGCTCTTAAGTAGCTACTAAGAGTCGGGCCATTTTTAGTTTTAGTTGTAATAGACAGATTGAACCTGGCGCTTGATTTGGAGGAGTAGAGCTAGTCTGATAACTTCGTTCACTTCGGCTTCAGTCATTAGAACCTTCCAGACTCCGTTGTTAAGAATTTCAAAGTTTGACATTTCAATCCTCTCCCAAAGAGATATGCTGCGCAATGTGCCAGCTATCATCAGGCAGATGGGAGAGATAACTAATTGCGTACCGTGAAGCTTTCGCGTAAGACTTGAATGGTCCGTAAGTATACCATTCATTTTGATAGACAACAATCATCCACATTTTACACTTCGCTCTCAGCGTAATAAGTAGCTGTGACCGTTCTGAAGCCGGAAATACACTTCTGGATTGCGCGTGACGCGAGCAACGATGCATTCAATCTCGACGATACTTAAGACTCTCATAAATCACACTCCTATACTTATAGTAGTGCTAGCCGGATTCGGTGTCAAGTCTTTTCTTTCTTTTTCTTTAGCCGGCGAAGCCGGAAATCTAGTGACCCCCAGGCATACCCCACCGATATATAGTGGATGTTAAATAGTCTTACAGTGCGGCTATTCGTCTCTGACTAAAGCGTCTCTGACCAAAGTCTTTTCTAATCATTCACAGAGAAATAAAAAATTATAATAATCACATCTGACAATATCAGACAGAACTGATAATATCAGAACACCTTAATTTGCTAACAATTCCTGCAAATTTTTCACTTGACAAGTTTCGATTCGGTGCTAGACTGTAAGACATAGGGCGACGTGTAGTTTCATGATGAAAGTTTTAATTGCTTGCGAACAATACAGTAAAGTAAGAAATGCTTTTATTGCCAAAGGACATGATGCTTGGAGTTGTGACATCTATTGGGCGGCAGGTAATCATATTCATGATGATGTACTAAATCATCTTAATGAAGGATGGGATTTAATGATTGCTCATCCTCCTTGCACCTATTTAGCCGTTAGCGGGGCAAGATGGTTTGCTGATAGGATGCCAGAACAGGTTGCAGCATTAACATTCGTGCGAGCATTAATGTCTGCATCAATAGATAAGATTGCAGTAGAAAATCCAATTGGAGTCATCTCCACTAATATTAGGAAACCGGATCAGATTATTAATCCTTGGGAATTTGGTCATCCGGAAACTAAAGCTACTTGTTTATGGCTTAAGAATCTTCCTCTTCTAAGACCTACAAATATTGTAAATGGGAGATTTCCAAACGTACATACTATGTCTAAATCTCATAATAGAGGAATGCTTAGGAGTATAACTTATCAGGGAATTGCGAATGCAATGGCTAGTCAGTGGGGATAGAATGATAATCTCAGATGAAGAAGTAGAACGGCGATTGTCTTCCCCGTTTAATCTCATAAACAAGTTAAAAAATTCTAATAATTCTAATAGAAAAAACGCAATGGAATTGTTCACAAGGCGTCATCAAGTAGAAAAAGAAGTCGATGATCACTTCAATAATGTTGAATTAACTAAGACGGAAACAGCCAAAGCAGAAATAATAATTCCAGAAACGCATGATGCGATGATTTCCGAGGACGAGAATAAAACTACTACACTAGACAGCTTGATTCAGAATCATGAAAGCCAGATTAAGCTAGGCTTGGCTCACGACAAGTCTTTGAGTCTTCTCTCTCGTAGTATTGATATTTTAGGAGCGAAGCTGGACGAAGTCAATGCTAGTAGGCTTCCGGCTGTAGTAATGGCCGCTAGCAAGGTTGTAGAATCAATTAGAAAAGAAAGACTAGAAGCTAGAAAGACTGATAAGGACCGCGAGGTCCACTATCATTTCTACACTCCTCAGCAGAAGAAAGTAGAGGAGTTTGAAATCATAGATGTTCAATAGTGTATGGAGTCAGAACTTACATCAATTTCTCCACTAGCACAAGATTTGGTTGCGGCTGGACAAAGAAGGATTAATCTAATATGGGAATATACGCAATCAATAATAGCTATTATGGTAGTTATTGCTACGCTTATATGTGGAATCTACGGAACAATAGAGAATGTTCAAGTTCCAACAATAATTAGTGTGGCATTTGGAATGATAACAGGATTCTATTTCTCTAGGACTAATCATGCTGCAATCGGTGGTATTGGATTCAAGCCGCAAGGGCCATACGAAGGAAGATGAAAATGGGACAACTTCTTGCTGGAATGACTGGACAGTTGGTTGCGGCAATGAGTGGAGTTCCATATGTTTGTCAGAATAATACTGTCACCGGCAATGGTGATACAATAGCAATTCCTCCATCATTTAGAAATCACACTTGGATTATCTCTGCGGCAGCCAACGTCAACGCCGGAGCCATCACTGTGGAAACATCGAATAATCCTACAGATCCTAATACATGGGCTGTAGTTATTATGGCTAATAGTGTTGCTAATCCGTTAACAGTTGTTGCCGGAGCCGACCTAATGATGGAGCATACAGGATTATTGAATTTTGTTAGAGCTAGAATATCCACTACGATTAGTGGTGGAGCCGCTCCTGGTGTGACAGTAACTTATGAAGGAGCGAAGAGTTATTGAATATAGCGTCAGCCACTAGACGGTCACGGTCACGGTCACAGCAACATTGAATCAGAAATTGAATCGGAAGGGTTAAAATGAAAAAAGCAATTTTCGCAATTGGGTCCCTCCTCTTCGCGACGGCTGCGAGCGCACAAGTAGTAATAATTGGACCAAATAGTAGACTAATTTGGAGTGATCCGCTTACTCCATTGGCTACTGCACAGACATTGGTTCCAACTCTAACAGTTGATGGAACAGTTAGTACAGTAGTACTAGTTCCAACTTGTATAGTTAACACTACACTATCTACAACTTCAGATTGTTCTTTTCCAGCTTCAGTAGTTCCGATTGGAACACATACGATTACAATGACAAATACTCTAGGGACTCTAGTTAGTACTGCATCTACGCCGTATTCATATACGACAATGCTAATTCCAATTCCAACTTCTGTCCACATTGCCCGAGCCGGTCACTTCTGGAATAAGCATTACGTCTTGGGATAAAATAGGATAGAAAATGAACTACCTCAATTATACAGTCGTCAATGGAGCAATCACTCAAGGAACTCAGGCTGAAATTGGTCCTAACTGTATCTTTGAGGCAGTAGGAAATATTTGGTCTGTTGATGGTCCAGCATTAGGATTTCTTTGTTCTATTGTTGTGACTTGGGTTAATAAAGCCGCTGGCCGCGTTCAATTCGACTCTCGTCCTTTGAATGGGCTAGCGGCTAATGTAAACTTCTCTGCGTGGGGAACTGCAATAGTTCAATCAGATGGCCGGTATGTAATTTCTGTGTAATTATTATATGAATATTGCTGCTTTTAGTTCAGCCGCTGACTCTAGTAGAAATAATACTAGGCCAGCGGCTAAAAAACAGAAGCCGCTAGGTCATTTCGATTCGAGTGATCCAGGTGGTGATGTTCATACTGTTTGTCCGCCAGAACAAATTATTCCATCGAATCCAACAAAGCTGTGGTGGAGAGGTGATTTTGGTGGAATGACTCTTGATAGAACTCCTCCATTAGTTCAGGGAGGAAATACAACTCCACAGAATATGGTAATGACATTCTTTATCGACAGATACGATAGAGAATGGCAAGACGAAATTATATTTGCTCATTGTGAGAAGAGCTACTCTCACTTTCATGCTTCTCCTCCAGAAGACCGGACTAGCCTCTCAAATTGTAATTCACAAGTTCAACTCTTTCAATATATCCAGTCGTATGGAAATTACGTTTCATACTGGGGAATAGGTTCAGTAGATCAAATAGCACAACATGGATGGCAAGCCGTTAGCGGCTTATATCTTCCATTCCTTAACGCTCTTCAAGCTGCTGGCAGTAAGACGTGTGAGAATACGATTCTAATAGTAGGAGAAGAACTCAATAGCTGCACGACTCCAGACTCACTCCTTGATATTGTCACAAATCTTTCACCAATTTGTCAATCAATTGGGATTGATATGTGGCTTCATTTTACTAGTAACTATCCAGCATGGCCTAGAGCCGGTCAGACCCAACAAGGCTTTTGGGAAGCAATGATCGGATTAGGAGTGAAAGGATTGTGTTGGCAATCAAATGCATATGATTTAGCCGGGACGATGGGTGGACATATGTGGGATTCAAGAAAAGTAATTCCACCCCCAGGACGGTTTGTTGCATTTGAAACGAGAGCATACGCTCAATTAGTAGATCCTACATTGAAATATACTGAAGAAGTTGGATGTTTAACTGGATTAGAAATGATTTATTGTCCCATAGCCGCAGGCAGCAACATTCTCCCAGTAGCAGGATTCGGAAATGGTGGTCGGTATTTGGATGGAAGTCCAATCTGAAAGAAGGATAGAATGAAAGTGATTGCAATCGTTAGTCTAGTCACTCTATTATCTGCGTGTTCTGCAACTCCGCCGACGGTGAGTCCGACAAATCCCACAGCGACAGGAACACAGACACTAGTAAATGTATTGAATACTATTGCTATTATAGCCGTTGCGGCATCACCGATTGATGGCATTCCAGCCGCAGACAACGCTCTAATTCAGAAAGCAATTCCTGGATTAGTTGCTATTGCTCAGGCCGCAAAGACTGGTTGGGTTAGTGTGGTAGATACTGGACTAAATGATCTTCTTCCATTATTGACTCCGGCTACTCAAGCTACTCTAGGACCATATTTTAATGGTGCTCAGGTTATATTCGGAGTTCTTTATAGTCTTGGATTGAGTTAATGCCAGCAAAGCCTTGGTGGAAAAGCAAGACAATCTGGTTTAATGTATTAAGTCTAGCCTTAGCGGCAGTGCCAGGGCTAGGCTTGAATCCATTAACTATCACAGCTATTATGGGAGTTGGGAATCTAGCTCTTCGATATTTGACTACGCAGCCTATTAGTATTCTACCAACGGCGGCTAAATAAATGTGGTATCTAACTTGGATATTTTGGGTAGGAGTGGGTTTAATTATTATTTTTGAAATTATAGAATTTAAAATAAATAATGGTGAAACAATTAGTGAAATTACTTGGAGAGTAGTAAGAACACATCCTATAGTCCCATTTTTAGCTGGAGTTCTAATGGGACATTTATTCTGGCAGAGTTCTTTAATTTATTCTGGTCTTTGTAAATGAGTAGAAAACAATATTTTGAGCAAGATTCTTGGCCTCAAATTCATAGAAATAAATATGGGGTTTATCGACTGATGCAACTTACTAAAAATAGAAAAGTAAGAAGGGTCACTTGCGGCTCTATTGAATACCTTCTAAAACTACCCAGAAAGAATAATCGTAGATGGATTGAACTTAATATTCAACCAGCAGTGATCGGAAGTGAATATGTTAGACACTAATATGCTACCTCAATCATTACGTGGATTATCAGACATGGAGATTCTAGCTTTAACTATTTATGGTGAAGCTAGAGGAGAGCCGGTAGAAGGTCAAATTGGCGTCGGCTCTGTTATTCGGAATAGAGTTGTTGCTAGTAAGCAATCCTATAAACAGGAATGTTTAGAGCCAAAGCAGTTCTCCTGTTGGAATGATGAAGATCCAAATTATCCAATCCTTACTGGACTAGCTGATAAAATGGTGGGTGCCGGCGGCTTAGTACCAGAGCCGATTTTGAAGCAATGTATGTATATTGCAGTTGGTATTATTAATGGAGCAATTCTTGATAACACAAATGGCTCGAAAAATTATATGACAAATGATTTATATCATGCTAATATAGTTCATTGGGCTAGAGATATGAAAGTTGCCGCAGTGTATGGCAAGCAGACTTTTCTAGTCTAATGGTCAAGTTATTTCTATCTGGATTAGGACTTGTGTTCTCATTAGTCTATTATGGAAGCTGGCATGACTCTCATCACACTCCATTCTTGACTGGACCAAACTATTATCCAATTAATGAGGGATGTCATTTTAGAGGAAGAGTACTAGTCTTGTGTTATAGAGTAGAAGATGGGAATCTCAGTCGCTAACGGCATAATTTCTTCTGATCCAGGAAATGGATTCTTTGAGGATTTCGTTTCTGAGAAGAATATTAAACCACATCCAGTTCAGGAAGCACTCTTATCACTTCCAGATCAAATCTTTGAGGCACTTTATGGAGGAGCCGCCTACGGCGGGAAGAGTTGGATTCTTACTCTATTACCTTTATTCAGAGGGTTCTATAAGTTTAGAGGATACAAAGGTATTATCTTTCGAAGAAAGTTCCCTGATCTTGAAAGAGAAATTATTCGACTTAGCAAGGAATATTATCCAAAAACAGGAGCAAAATACAATGAGCAAAAGCACTCCTGGGAATGGCCAGAATACAATTCTTATCAAGACTTCGGACACGTCCAACACGACACAGACATCGTAATGTATGACTCTGCTCAATATAACTACTGCTCTTTTGATGAACTCACTCATTTCAGCGCTCACCCA